GGATTATGCAATAAGATTTATCTTATTGCAGTCCTACCTTAAGAGAAGCGCCCGAGGACTCAACGTAATAGTCTCCTCCGGTTGCCCCCCCCGCTCACACCAGCCCTCAGATCTTCGTCGATTCTTTTCCGACCTCTGTTGTTCCTTGTTTTCACACTATTTGTGTCATCAATTTGGAAAGCCCATCAGATTCTCGTTCATTCGGTCTCTGTAAGTCTGTGGATTCTCGTTCATTCGGTCTCTACATGTCTTCGGCTTCGCTCCCTGATTCAGTTTCCATGGCTGATCAGCTTCTCCTCACGACGCCAGCGTGGCGTCTGTTCGCGCTGATTGCATTGTTTGCAGTCTTGTTGGTGTGGCGCACTGTCATTAGCATTTCTCGGTGGTTCTCGAACCGCCAGGCCGCAGCTACGGCCAGCATCCATGAAGAGCGCGATTTGTACCGCGCTGCATTACTCGAAACGACTAATAATTTCAATAATAACCTTGCCCAGACTACCACGCACATTAATGCGCGTCTGGACCAGCTTGCCACTACTATTGGTCGCACTGAGCGTCACGCACATGAGGTGATGTATGACGCGCAGGATACTGCTGCGATAGTGGTTGACACCGCTGTGGCTGTGAAGAAACAGGCTACGGTTGGTATGGTCATGAATATGACCATTGGCTTCGTGGAGTTAGTGATTCTCCATGGTGTCATCAAGCAGGCTCACACCTTTTTTCAACAAATGACTGAGAAGTATCTTAGTGAGTACAAGCCCGTTGTGGTGAAGAAAAAAGATGGTGAGATTGCTGTGGATCAGCTTGAGTCGACCCGCTTTATGCCTGTCGGGCGCGCGGTTTGGTACCGCGTTGCGCTCCTCGCCATAGTTGGTGCCCTGTCCCCCATGGTTTTCTCACATGGCATCGAGCCTTTTCTTCTTGCTTGGAAAAAATGCATGTCCGTCATTGGCGTTATACTCGTCACTGTCTCCGGATTTGGAGCAGTTGGTGAGGTTGTCAGTGAGTCTGACGACCAAGATCCTGGTGACGATGTAACCTCCTTCTGGGCGGCTTTAATGTCGTTTAAGAAGTATTTGTTCGATTATTTTACCTTCTCTAAGCCCGTTTCTGGGTTTCCTGCTATTGCTGGTGATACATCGCAGCTTCAGCAGGCCACTGCCCAAGCTTTCTCCTCGCTGAAGGAGTGTGTGGATGATGAGAAGAAGGAGGACGCGCTTGATATGCACGAGCGTGCCGCTCTGAGTGCCGCCCGTGCTGGTGAGTCTCGAGCAAAAAATGAGGCCGCCGCTCAAGAGGCCATAATTACCGCAGCTGAAGTCATTGCTGATACGACAGTTGGTCCTGTGAACTCCTCAGAGATCAAACAATTCTGGCGCAGCAAGCTGCTCGGTAAGAGCCTTTATTTCTGTCTCGTGACTCTTTTCTCCATTACTGTTGTCGCTATTTCTCATATGCGCAAGTATTGGAAGGCGCGTCAGGTCCTTGATGAGCAGGCGGTCTTGCGCGCCTCGGAGGCCGCCACTCTGTCTCTCGCACCTACTATTGCGGTGCGTGAAGTGGCCACCTTGGGCGCGCCAAAGAGTATTCTCAAACCTGAGATGATCACCCGCCACCAAGCGGATCTTGAGACCAAGCGTGCTGTTTCCTCAGCGGTTGAGGAGGCAAATAAGTTTTGGCGCGCTGCTAAAGTCATTCGCTATTCAGGTGGCGATGATGAGCCCAATGATATTGTGCGCTCTGAGCAAGCTCAGCGCAATGCCGACATCGACGATGCCATTCAAGCCCAGTATGACAACCGCTGGGAGTCCAAGAGTGTGTGTCGCAAGCGCCATTGTGATGATGGTCGCTGCGTCGCTAAGATTGTGACTCCCGCTATGCCTGCTCCCACAGCTCAGGCCGCAGCTAAGGGCCGTGTGCGCGTTTGTAAAAATTGTGGTGTTGAGTGCAACACATATGCCATATTGATGGCGCACCTCAACGACAAACATCCCGTTGATCGTTCAAAGCGCGCTCCAGTCTCAGCTGTGCGCCACCCGCAAATCCAAGAGTCTTTTCTACCTTGGTTTCGAAGCAGCAGCGCCTCCGTCACCGATGCGGGGGCCCCGGCCAGTGCCGGCGCGGCTGCCGGTGGGTTCCGGGGGGTCTCCTCCTGGCCGTGGGTACGAAGTGACGTTCCCAGCCCAGTCGTTGGCGGTGGGGCCACCGCCTCCAGTGCCACCTTTGAGTCGAGAATTCTTGGCCATGACAGCGTATCTCCAAATGCGCTGGCCAGATCTATTGGCGTCGTCGAAAGCACATTGCCAAGCGGAGAAACGCAAACGGCAAATTTTACGCTTATCCAGAATGCACTCGTCACAGTGAAACATTTGTTTGGTGATCGTGCCACTGGCACGTTGCGCTCGGATGCCAAGCTGGTGTTTACTATGAACATTAACGGCGCGCTGGTGTCACACACCTGCTCTGGCGCTGATGCGCGTGTGCCTAAAGGCTATGAAGAGGCCGATCTTGTGGCCTTCTCGCGCCCTCATGTGTTTCAAAACGCACCTTGCCTTTCGGCAGCCGTTCCTCTGGAGGGCCCCACTGGGTCTATTAGCCTGTACTCCTTCGACAGCCCTGTGGAGTGCAAGACCAATCAGTTCAAGGTCGCTAATGGCACTTTGTTGCAAGTGGGTGTCACCACTGAGTCTCGTCAATGCGCTGGTGCCTATCACTCCCAGCAAGGGCACTGTGGTGCCCCCATCATTAATGCTATGGGCAAGGCTATAGGCATCCATAACATTGGCGACGCTTCTGGTCGCGCCAATCGCTTCGTCGGTTTCATTCCCGGCGTGGTTTTTTAAGTCGGCCCCTGCCAAATCTTGCGGCCACCTCGGCAGTTCATTGTAAATATCTCCCTAGTAGGGTAACTGACCGAGGAGTGATCAAGGCCACTAACAGGGGCCCATCCCAAATTTTCACTAAGTACTTTAATCCAGCGTATATAACTCATGTAGGTCACGCTCGCCGCTTTGTGCAATTCCGAGTGGACAACCAAGAAATCACCAATCATACCTTTGTTCAATTTTGTCATGACAATGGTATTCCAGTCCCTTCCGCTTATCGGATGAATCAGCCTAATAAACAATCTGGACTACTTTCAGTAGCAAAATATTCGCGCCCCACACCCACTGTACATTATTCTTCCTGGGTTGTGTCTGGCGAGTGGATGAGATACCACTTTGGCCCGCATGTTGCGGGTGCAAACGAAATTAGCCTCAGTGAGGCTGTAGCTGAACTTGATAAGACCACCTCATGTGGCTATCCGTGGAACTTGATATATCCCACAAAACAGCGCTTTCTTCAATCTCCTGCCTCCGGTGTTTTGGACTACTACTGGGAGGACCTTATAAACTCACAAGAGTACACCCCCATCTGGAATGTGAGCCAGAAGCGCGAGCTGCGCGCTAAGGAGAAAATAGCCCAAAATAAAATTCGCACCTTCACAGCCGCTCCGATTGAGCATACGAGTTCGCTATCTCGCTTATGTCTTGACTTTAATCGCCGTTTTTATCGGTCGGCAAACACCACCTGGTCTTTTGTGGGAGGGACCCCTTTTTACCAAGGGTGGCATCAACTTTTTACAACCCTCAACGTGTACGCACGGGCGTTCGACCTCGATGTGAAGGACTTTGATAGCGTAGTCTTCGCTCAGTCCCTTCGAGAAATTTGTGATTTTCGGTGTGAGTCGTTTTCCCACCTTTCTCGTACCCCCGACAATGTGCGTCGCATGCACAAGCTCTATGATGAAATAATCCACTCCCTGATGATTTTAGAGAGTGGTGAGCTTATTCAGAAGCATAGCGGCAATCCCAGTGGGCATGCCAACACGATCGTGGACAATACACTCCACTTGTATCGTTTATTCGCCTATTGTTGGCTTTTGTTGGCCCCTCCCCACCTTGCAACTTATGAGTCTTTTATGACTTTGTGGATTGCTCGCCTTAATGGCGACGACAACGCGTGCACCATCTCGGACGACATTTCTTCGTGGTGGCATCCGGTGGCCATCAAGGAGGCTGCCGCTACCGTTGGAACAACCATCACTACCGATCACGATGAGCCCCGCAAGCTCTCTGAAATTTCTTTCCTGTCCTCAGATTTTGTGCGGATTGGTGGGCTGTGGTTGCCTGCTCCCGAGACTGATAAGGTCTTGAGCTCTCTTGCGTGGGGCTCCAAAATCGATGATGTTCGATGGCACTATCTTCGTGCATGCGCGCTCTTGGTCTCTGCCTGGCCGAACATTGAGTGTCGCAACGTCATTAACTCTTACCTCAATTATCTCAGCGCTAATCATAGGCATCAGCTTATTGGCGAGGTTGAGGGTATGCAAATGCGCGAGGTGTTCGCGCTGCGTAAGACCGACTTATGGTGTTGGAATGTCTATGCAGGCTATGAGGGGTTCCAAGAAGGTAAAGAGCTCTCTCCCCTCAAAATTAAGACGATCAATTTATTCGATCGTATTCTCAACCCTCCCCTCTAGTGCGCCATTGTGATGCCGCACCATCCTTCTCAGACTCCTTCTGAGCAACTCTTCCCTGTCATTTCCGACGTCGCTGATTCTTTCGGCGTCGGCAAAGATGGAAAACAGATCCAGCCATATGGCAGCTGGAAGCTCGGCCAGCTCGCCAAATTTGGTGGCCGCCTCAAACGCCGTGCTGAGTACGCTGCCGAGCGTGCTCTTGCCCTTGTCGCCCGCCCTGGTGTCGACTTTTCAGACACCCCCCAGACTCTTAACCCCATGCGCTATGGGCGGCCTATCACTCACCGCGCTGGCCAGCAATATTCCTCTGGTCGCGGAGCAAAGCGTGTCCCAGCGCCTCGTCTTGTTGGCGTGGAGCCTAACCCTGGGCCTGACCAACCCGGGCAGCGCAAGAAACGCTTCAATAAGGTGATCCATCCTAAGAAGCAGCGCAACAACACGCCTAATCGCGCTACGATGGCTGCTGCTGTGCAAGCTATCGCGCGCACCGCTCGCGCTGGTCGTAAGCTCGCTGTGCGCGGTCGTGCTCGCCCAATGCGTGCCACGCGTATACCCACTGGCCTAACTCCCGGTCAAGCGCCGCCTTCCATCGTGCGAACAGCCGACGGGCGAATGCACGTAACTCATACGGAGCACATCACACTCCTTTCGAATTCGTCAACGGCCGGGGCCTTCCGAATCGACTGGTTCAATCTTAATCCCGGCGATCCCAAAACTTTTCCGTGGCTTAGCGGCCTTGCGTCCAACTTCGAGCGCTATAAGTTCAACAGAGTTCGTTTTGTCGTTCGCCCCTTGTTGGGCTACGTCACCACCTCACAGCAGATTGGCTCTGTGTGTGCAGTGTTCAACAACGACATCGCTGACGCCGTCTTTGAGGACTATATTGAGATGGCCAACTTCGGTGGCTTTGCCGAGTTCGGTGCCGTGTCTGGTGGCTCTTTTCCCTGTACCACCAAAGGCTTATCCAATCCCAGTGAGGATGGGTCTTACTATCGTGTGAACGGCACTGCCGAAGATGTGTCCTCCATTGTGCCTGCTGGCACTACCGTCCATGAGTATTATCCTGGCCGCTTTATGATTGCGAGCTACGGGTTTTCCACTGGCCCCACTCAGTTCGCTCGGCTATCTGTCGAGTACGACTGCACATTCATCAAGCCGATGCTTCCTGATGACTCCGATCTGCTGTATTGGCATGATCTGTGGAACCCTGCCCCCACGACAGCTGCGAACTTCAGCGCCACTACCACCAACAATTTGTCCATTCAGTCGGTGCTTCCGACCGTGGGTGCTGCTCGCTGGAGAGGGACTAATGGCTCAGTTGTTCCTGGGCCTCAAGAAAACCCTGACTACACCATCACGACTGCTGGTAACGTCGTGTTCCGAACGCCCGGCACCTATTTCGTCATCCAATATGCCCAAGGTGTCAGCCTTTCAGTCGCTTCACCGACTGTGGGCATTGCTCTTGACCTGGTGAATGGTCTTTTTAAGGGCACCACAAGTAATGTCTCCGTCACTCAATCTGGCGGAGCTAACATCATGCGCGTCATAACTGTGCGCTGTGGCTCAACGACGGGCATTTCTACTGCCGGGTGTACTTTGACCATTCCCGTCACTATCGCCTCTGGCGGCACGCTCGTCGAGCTGCATGTTCTGCGCATTCCGTCGCTTTCCCCCACCGACTATACTCCATCTCTCTTGGCAGAGAGACAGTCGGGACGAGAAATCGTTGCTGCTATGGCGGCGTTCCGCAGTTCTAAGGACGAGGCCGTGTTGCCTCGCCCCTCCTCGCGCTCTGATGAAGAGTGTAAAGGAGAGCCATTTTCACCCTCGTACGAGGTAGTGGACCCCCCTCGAAAGGCACCGACCCTGAAAGCTCGGTTTTAAGTTTTGTACTTAAAGTCCACCCCTACGAGAACGCGCTTGCGCGTAAGTCAAATAAATTGAACTCACTAGTTACCATATGACAATGTGAGATGTAGATTATTTGGCCGGACAATTTCAACCCACCAGAGGTTTCGTTTTACCTACTGATTGGTGTCCGCATTATAAACGTCGATCCCTAAGTCGAACATTGATTCGCAAACCCGAC